CCCTTACCGCAGAAAGGCCATCTGGATTTTCAACGATGACACTATGGCTGCCATCCGCAAGCTCAAGGGCAACGATGGTCAGTACCTCTGGCAGAAGGCTCTCCAGGAAGGTGGTCACGAGACTCTGCTCGGCAGACCCATCTTCACTTCTCCTTTCGTTCCCACCATCGCAGCCGGCAACAAGGTAGCCGTGTTCGGTGACCTCCATTTCTACTGGATCGGTGACCGCCAGGGCATCACCTTTAAGCGCCTCAATGAACGTTATGCCGATTCCGGCCAGGTTGGCTTCCTTGCCACCAAGCGCCTGGATGGTAAGCTCATTCTCCCTGAAGCCGTTAAGGTTCTTCAGATGAAGGGCACCACTACTGCGTAACGGAAAGGCGGTGATGTAGTATGAAAGCTCTACTCCAAAGAGTAAAGGACAATCTGATTCTTACGCATAGCGTGGACGATGCTCTGCTTGAAAGCTACATCACCGCCGCCACCGCTTATGCGGAGAGTTATCAGCACATTGCCGAGGGGTATTATAAAGACCACCCGATGCCGCCCACAACCGAACAGGCAGTCGTTATGCTGACATCTCATCTCTATGAGTCAAGGGATGGTAGCACGGGTGGTTTCTTTCAGGACAATCCCCAGGCAGCACAACAGGTATGGAACACGGTCAATCTGCTGTTAAGGCTTGACCGAGATTGGAAGGTGTAAGTATGAGCTTCGGCAAAATGAACACCTTTGTTGATATCGTTACCGTTACCAAGAAAAAGGACAGCGAGGGTTTTGCGGTTGATGCCGAGGAAATCCTCGCTTCTGTCCGTGCTTATAGAGAAGGTCGACACGGCTCACAACGTTGGGCTAACCTCGCAGCCTTCTCCGAAGCCACAGACCTTTTCCGCTTTCGTAGCATCCCTGGCATTGAGGTTACTACCGACCACATCCTTGTTTGTGAGGATGGCAGGTTCGACATTACTTCTGTCGAAGACGTCAAGAGCCGTGGGATGTACACGGAGGTGCTTGCGAAAAAGGTGGTGAGTACCATTGGCAAAGGCTGAAGTAGTACTGCCGGATGAATTCCTGCAGAAACTTTCCAAATTAAGTGACCGTACCGATGAAATCTCCGAGCGTGTTCTTGAGGCTGGCGGTGAGGTTGTTCTTTCCAGGGTGAAAAGCAACCTATCCTCCGTAATAGGTAAAGGCACGGAGTATGACTCACGCAGTACTGGCGAACTGGAACGCTCCCTTGGTCTATCTCCTGTGAAGCTCGACCGTGATGGCAACTATAACATCAAGATTGGCTTTTCCGAGCCTCGTTCTGACGGCGGTAGCAACGCCAAAATTGCGAATATAATCGAGTATGGTAAACACGGCCAACCCGCTAAACCTTTCTTGAAACCCGCAAAATCGGCATCCAAAGCCGCCTGTCAAGAGGCTATGATACGCAAGTTCCAAGAGGAGGTAGACAAGCTATGAGCATTCTCGAAGATGTCCAAGCCGTTCTTGAACCTTTGGGCATTCCTATTGAGACTGGTGTGTTTACAGGAAAGGCTCCGAAGAAGTATATCGTTGTTATACCTTTGTCGGATACCTTTGCTGTCCACGCTGACAACACACCCAACTATGACGTGCAAGAGGCACGTCTTTCTTTATATTCCCAAGGCAGCTATACCAAGGAAAAGAACGCTGTTGTTCGAGCCTTGCTTGCTGCCGATATCACCATAACCGGCAGACAGTATGTTGGTTATGAAACCGAAACAGGCTATCACCACTACAACGTGGATGTGGCCAATCACTACGAAATGGAGGTTTGACCATTATGGCAACTATCGGTCTTGATAAGCTCTACTATTCCAAGATCACCGAGGATGCAGAAGGTAACGAAACCTATGCAACCCCGACCCAACTCGCCAAGGCAATGACCGCAGACCTTTCTGTCGAACTTGCCGAGGCAACTCTGTATGCTGATGACGGTGCTGCCGAAATCGTCAAGGAGTTCAAGAGCGGTACTCTTTCCCTGGGTGTTGACGACATCGGTGCTGCGGTTGCGTCTGACCTTACTGGGTCTACCATCGATGCCAATGGTGTCGTTGTATCCACCAATGCAGATGGCGGTTCTCCCGTTGCTGTTGGCTTCCGTGCAAAGAAGTCCAATGGTAAGTATAAATACTTCTGGTTGTACCGCGTCGTCTTCGGTATCCCGGCTGCCAGCCTTGCCACCAAAGGTGACAGTATCACTTTCAGCACCCCCACCATCGAAGGCACTATCCTTTGCCGTAACAAAGCGGACGGCGCAGGAAAGCACCCCTGGAGGGTTGAGGCAACCGAGGGTGATGCCGCCATTGCAGCGGATGTAATCACCAACTGGTATAAGCAGGTGTACGAGCCGACATACAACTCTGCCACTCCGGCAAAGTCTGAATAAGGAGGCATAAAGAATGGATAACGAGCGTACCGCAAAAATCCTCGTCGGAGATGAGGAACACACTCTCTTACTCTCTACCAAAGCTACCAAGGAAATCGCAGCTCGCTACGGCGGTCTTGAAAACCTCGGTGAGAAGCTGATGAAGAGTGAGAATTTTGAAATGGCTATCGGTGAAATCGTATGGCTCATCACATTGCTTGCGAACCAGTCCATCCTGGTTTACAACATCAAGCATAAGGATGCGCCGAAGGAACTGCTCACCGAGGAATATGTGGAAATCCTCACTACTCCCGTTGACCTTGCGACCTATAAGACGGCTATCACCGAAGCGATGTATAAGGGCACCAAGCGAAACGTTGAAAGCGAGGATGACCCAAAAAACGTGGCGGTCGAGTAAGTGACGCGGAGTTATTTACTCGACTTTTGTATTACGGCATCGGTCAGCTTCATCTTCCTATGGATGAAGTGTGGCTGATGCCGTTTGGCTTGCTCCTCGATCTGTGGGAGTGCCACAAACAGTACTCTGGCATCGCCAAGCCGAAACGGGAACGATTCATTGATGACATCATCCCGGACGGAATCTGATGAAAGGTGGTGGTTAAATGGCAGATAATTTCGGTCTAAAGATCGGGCTTGAGGGTGAAAAAGAATTCAAGAAAGCTCTGGCAGACATTAATCAGAGTTTTAAAGTTCTCGGCTCGGAAATGAAGGTCGTTGAGTCCCAATTTGGAAAGAACGATAATTCTGTCGAGGCCCTCACCGCCCGTAACCAGGTACTAAACAAAGAAATCGAAGCTCAAAAGCAGAAAATCGAAACGCTCCGTTCTGCTCTTGAGAACGCATCATCCTCTTTTGGAGAGAATGATAAGCGTACCCAGAACTGGCAGATTCAGCTAAACAACGCTACTGCCGCCCTTAACAATATGGAGCGTGAACTACAAAGCAACAATGATGCCTTGGAAGAGGCGGCTCGTGAACTGGACGATGCGGAAGATAAAGCCGATAAGTTTGGTGATGAGGTTGAAAATGCCGGAGAGCAAAGTGATGATGCAAGCGGTAAGTTCAGCGGTCTTGGTACTGCGTGTAAAGCTGCCGCTGCCACCATTGCCGCTGCTTTCGCTGCTGTTTCTGCTGCCGCCATTGCCGGAGGTAAAGCTCTCGTAAATATGGCTACGGAAGGTGCTGCCTACGCAGACGGTGTTCTCACCACCGCTACCCAAACGGGCATCGCTACAGACAAACTTCAAGAGTATATGTATGCCGCCGAACTGGTGGACGTTTCTACCGAAACACTCACCAAATCGATGGCAAAGCAAATCAAGTCCATGAAAGCTGTCCAGGACGGCACCAAACTCTCGGTTGAGGCCTATGACAAATTGGGTGTTCAAGTTCTAAACACAGACGGCACAATGCGTGATTCGGATACCGTTTACTGGGAGGTCATCGATGCCCTCGGTAAAATGGAAAACGAAACCGAGCGTGATGCGTTGGCTATGCAAATCCTCGGTAAATCTGCCCAGGAGTTAAACCCGCTCATCGAACAAGGTTCACAGCGAATGGCTGAACTCGGTGAACAGGCGCAAGCTGCTGGGTATGTCGTAAACGATGAAATGCTCAATGCCTATGGTGCTTTGGATGACCAGCTCCAGTATTTGAACGTGGGTGCTACCGCTGCGAAAAACGCTCTCGGTACTGTACTTCTCCCGGTGTTGACGGATCTTGCCACAGAGGGCAACGCCCTGCTTGGTGAGTTCACAAACGGCATCCTTGATGCCAATGGCGACATTGGAAAGATGTCGGATGTTATCGGTGATATCCTACCTAAAGTCCTCGATATGATTATGGAGTTTTTACCAGAACTCCT